CATATAGAACTTATCAAAGAGTTCAGACCGAAGACCTTTGTCTGCGTTAATGTGTCCAGCATACATCTCGAAGCCGATAAGCTCAAGATGTCCAGCACATACGTGAGCATCTGATTTGTTGATCATCTCAAGTGTGCGCTGTGCATTGTCTTCACAGATCCATGGCACGTACATGAACTTGCGTTCACCAAGAGTAACTTCACTAGGCTCAACATACACGTTGAACTTATCGTAAATGCTCAACAGCTCTTGGACACTGTTTACTTTGTTTGTGTTCTTGTAGTATGTGTCGTGATTACCAATAAGAAGATCAACACGATCACACATATCGTTCATTGGCGTAAAGACTCGATTCTGCCATGAATGAAGTGTACTAAAATTGATGTACTTGCGTCTATCGAACGTGTCGCCAAGATGTAAAACGGTCTTGATGTTGTGTTCTTTCAAATACGGAAAAAACACTTCTTCATAGAATCTCAAAAAGAATTCGTTAAGAGATTGATTGTCGTTACCAGCACCACAGTGCGTGTCGGTGATAATTGCCACAAGCATAATTAAATATCTTTACAATGTTTAGCCAACAAAGAATGTAACAATAATTTGATTGATTGCTTCATCTCGTGTAGCAAAATTTCCATTTGCAACGTGCTTGTCGATTACTTCAAGCAAATCAGTAAGCAACGCTTTCTTGGGTGTCACTTTCTTTTTTGTAGTTTTAGCTGAAGAAACTTTCTTCGTTGTTTTTTGTTTTGACATCAGAATCTGCTACCACTTATACTCATTAGTGTTGATTGATGTTGTGCCTGTTTTGACAGGATATAGAACATCATATATTAAATTCACTGTGGATTCAAGATTTTTTCCGGTGGCTTTATACTCGCGTATAATTGCTAGAAGTTTTTCTTTTCCAGTATTGCCTGGATATATTTTTACATCATCCAAAAGTTTTTGCAAAACATCTTTGGATCTATTTGTGCGACAGCTACAATGATCGTACAGGCTGTCCAAAATTTCCTGTTTTTTCTTTCCTAAACTCATAGACACTCTCGCTGCTATTGTTCTGGAAGATCTTTGTACTGATCAAAGATGTCATCAAAGTCTGACCCAGACTTTTTCTTCTTTGAAGATTTTGCTTCTTTTGTTTTCTTCTTTTTGTTCTCACGACTTTTTTCAAAATTTTCTACAAACTCATGCATATTCAGATCAGCTTGATCGCTGCCATATCTGCTTGCTGATACGTTTTCCACATCATGAATATCGTGTAGTAGTGATTCTTCAATCATGCGATATTTCGTGTACAGCTGTTTCTTTTCTTTTTGTATTCGTCGTACAAAAGCGTAGTAGATAATTTGTGTAAAGTATGCAAATGGATTAGAAGACTTGTCGGGATTAAAATTATTCAAATACTGCAAACAATTTTCTATGCCATCTGAAATCATCTCTTCTCGAAATGGATAGTTCATAAAGTTTGGCTTGTTAGCTAACTTGTTTGCGATGTTGACAATACATTCACCAATATAATCTGAAACCCTAGGAAGAGTTTGTTCAGCCTTCTTTGCAGTGTTCACAGCAGTAATGTGTTCTTTCATGTGTTTAAGAAACTCCGCATTGTTTACATAGTGCTGGGGTTTCTTTGCTTCTGATTTTTGCTTCATAGTCTATGATACTAACATATGTTAAAACTAATACAAGAAAATCTTTTAGAGATTTTGGGTTTAGGTTCCTTAAAAGGTTTTAAGGTTTAGGTCTTAGGAAGGTTTAGGTCTTAGAAAGGTTTAGGTTAGGAAGGTTCTAATAAGGTCTTATAAAGAACCTGAAAGAATCATGCAAGAAAATTTTCATGAATCTTTCCACAAACGCCTGTTTTTATCCATGATGTTTTTGTGTGACTTGCTGTGCAAGTAGATATCAAATGTGATTGTGGAGGGGTTTAATAAAGGCCTAATAAGGCCTTATAGGATTTATTAAAGCCTTTAGTTAAAGATATGCTGAAGGCGCTACAAGCGTATGTAGTATTCCAAGTGAATAAAAACCGCGACTTCCATACATGGATGAAAAATAATTTTTACAGCACGGTTTTACAACACTTGAAAACAGCAATAGGACAGGTTTTTAACACGGACCTATGTCATGTATCAGAATCGATATTCCTATTGATTTTTGATGTCCTAACTAGCTGAATACATAACTACAATGGAAAGCATTTAATTCATGTCGTCATCATCAAAGTCGCAATCCTTCAACAACTCTTTTAACAGTGCTTCTTCCGTACTCTTCTGCACACCCAATTCTTGTTCTTGTTTCTTGGCTTGCTGTTTCATATCTTTAGCAAGAATCAATTCGTAGTAGTGGCTTTCAAGATCAGTGTTTGGGTTGCCAAGTGTTAAGATGTTTCGTTTATCAATTGGCAACGTGTCTTCACCAATCGATGGAACCCAGTCTGCAAGATACAAAGAATGTGCTTTCAACTTCTCATCATAACGTGATATGACTTTTAGTGGAGCAGTTAGAAACAACAAATTTTCTACAGTAAAGCCATCGGCATCTGGCTCCATATCTCGACCATCTTGTACAATTCCAATGATCTCATCGCCTGTAGTGAGTTTCAAAACTTTTATTACTGTCATAACTGCACCTCGTTGTTCTTAAAATATTTATTAAAACAAATTTACCTTGTGTAGCTTGTATTTGAACTTCTCTTCATTGTAGATCTTGACTCGCTCTAAGAAATGTTTTACAGCAAAGTTCTTATGAGATTTGTCTGTCATATCATCAACAATGTCGTAAAGTTTTGCTTTATCTGAATTGTCACCAATTCGTAGTGTGCGTCCAATCGATTGTAGCGTCTTGATGCGACTCTTTGTTGGAGATGCAAAGATAATGTTTTCAAGATTGCGAATGTTTACTCCGGTCGAAAAAACTCCGCTGGATGCAACAATGATTGCATCTTTCTCACTCTCAGTAATTTGTCGTATCTCTTCTCGAACATCAGCATCAGTTTCGCCTGCTACAAAAAACACCTTTCGATTTGGATTGATCTTATGTGCCTTTTCTTTGATTAAATTGTATAGCACTTTTCCATGCAATTCTACGAGCTGAAAAATAACAAGGGTGTTTGATTTTGTTGAAACAGCCAAATTGCGAATAAACATGTTGCGCTTTTCATGTTGCACAAGAAACTTTATTTCATCTTGATACGTATCTTTCTTTCGTGCTTTAATCATGTCGTTATCATACTTGAGTACAATGCATTCGATACTGAGTTCTGCAAGATGCTTTTTGTCCATTAACTGTTTTGTTGTTGTGACTGCAAATGTAGTACCAAACAATCCCTCAAGAACAAGTTTATGGGTTTGTGTGCCGTCAAGAGTTCCAGTAGTACCAAAACGAAATTGCGCTTTGTCTAACTTTGTCATGATACTCATCAACGATTTTGCTTTAAACAAATGTACTTCATCACCAATGACAACATCAAATTGCTCAAACCATGACTTAGGAAGTTTGTAAATGGATTGCCATGTTGAGATAACAATTTTTTTATCTGTGATTTTTTCTTGACCTCCGTAGATGGGATGACATATCTTGTCTACATTGTACTCAGGTTGATTCTTCGCATAGTTTTTAAAATCGGAAAACATCTGTGATACGAGAGAAATAGTTGGAACAATAACGAGAGTTTTTTTGTTGTAGTATCTCGTGAGTGCGTATATAATGAGACTCTTTCCTGACCCTGTTGGAGATAACAACAATGCTCTATGATTTTTTATGCCGTGTCGTATTGCTTCTATCTGGTAGTCTCTTGCTTCAAACGGCAGTTCTAATGTTTCCAGAAACTTTTGACAATCTTCAAACGAACATTTCTGCTTACTTGACAGCTCATCCGCAACGTCAAGTGTGTAATCACGAGCTTCGCAAAATTCCTTTAAGTAAGGTAGCAAACCAATGTATAGCGTATAGTTCATCTGGTTAAACAAATTAACCTTGCCATTCCACATGCGCATCTTGTACGCTGGCATGAACTGATAACCTGGAACAAAGAAACTAAAAAACTCAGACAACTCACGTGCAATACCAGAGTCGCATGAGACTTGTAAGTAAACTTCATCAAGTTTTGATGTCGAGATTTTATCCATTTCCAAAAGTAAAATTATACCTTTGGATTATTTATACTAATAAAATAGCCGTGTTCCTGTGCTGTAGACTGCTCTAGTAGAGATAATTCATTACCGGTGATCCTGAGCAACCTCGTGATGTCTAGTTAAGATGATACTGTATAAAGCTGATGATACAAAACACAATAAACCAAGATACAAAAAGACACGCACCAACGATTGTGGCGAGCTTGTTGTCTAACATATTATGCTCCACTCGTGAAACGGATAAAGTCTATCGCGTTTTTAATCAGAAATCCACGACCGTTGAGTGTTTTAATGATGCTTTCTAGCAAGTCTACCTTTTCGCGCTGTACTTGAAGTTTAAGTAGTCGTTCTGCAATATCTTTGTCAGCATCAATGTATACGTGTAAGTCATTCTTGAGAACAAACTGAAATGGTTGCCAACCATGCTCATCAAGCTCTTCCTTTGACATTTTGCCTGTATAGTATTCGTGCTTGAGTTTATAGAAGATTTTATACTCTTGCTCTTCTGCTTTGAGTTGTACTCTTTCGCGCAAGTAGATCTTGTAATACTTACTATGTAACATTGGAATCTTGAGACTTTCATTGTCCAAGTCTGTACGATCAACTTTGGCGTCTTGTTCCCACAGTGCTTCAATTTCTTCGAGTTTCATAATAATGGTTTTACAGTCATTGATACAGGGCTATGTTACTCTAAAAGCATGCCAGTTGTCAAAGTATTCTGGCTCTTTTGAATAATCGTCGTAGAGTAAATCCTCGTGTTTTGAGGAATTGTTAATTGAGTAATTTACTGTAATAGTGCCAAAGTAAATGCTATCTGATGGAGTTGGATTATTTTCTATGACTTTGGCGCACACAGTATTGCCAGTGTAGGGAAACACTATTACAAAGAAATCACCTTGCTTTAGTTTCTCAACCCACTCTGGAATCTTATTCATCATCTTTGACTGAATTCTGAACTAGCCATTCTAAAAATTCAGGATTGTCTTTGAATATGGTATGAAGACCATTTGCCATTTTGCGCACAACTTTTTCTTCTTCACGCAAGTTTCTAAAATTGATATCAAACATGTATACAACACCATGTAGAAGTTCGTGTATTATAGTGTTTACTATTTCAGATTTCTTTTGTTTAGAGTAGTATGCAATGTGTGCATCTTCAGGAATACACATACCAAGAGCTTTGTGTTTAATGCTCCACTTTTTTGAACGAGGAACTAACTTAAAGTCCAAGTACCCAATCTTCACTCTACGAGGTGTTTTTCTTTGTATCGTTTTCTTCTTCGTTATAGCCATACAAACTCCTAAACTGAAGTGGATTGAACTATCTTCTCAACAAGAAAATAGCTATACTTAAATGATACGCTCGCTGTCACATACAGAACGTCAGTCTCTCTTGTATCAAAAACAAGCTCACCAAGGCTTACAGGGTGCATATCAACAAACGTGATCTTTAAGCATGGATTGTTTTGACTTGTGTTGATGATTAGTGTGCCTGTACCTTGTACAGTGTTCATGTTCATTGGAGTTGAAAGAGGCACACCATTTAAGTTTGTTGTGCGACCTGCTAACCAATCTGCATACTGTTGATTATCTTCTGGGAAAGAGATGCCACGCATCCATGCGTATATCTCATACCAGTTGTTCATGCCTTCATCAACTTTAAAGTCGATTGATAACTCACCGAAGTCAATGCTATCACCAGGAATGGGAATTTTAACGAGAGGATTTGTACCACCATTCGATGCAGGCGTAATGCTTAGATCAGGAAGATTGATCTTCTGTACGAAATAGTTGAAGTCTGTGAGACGATCAACTCTGAACTCGAAGTTCAACGGAGACTGAAAATTTCTGTTTACTACTTCGTAAGTTGGCATATGTGGAAACTGTTTGAATGATTCATTAGTATTTATGATAAAGCGTTCAACAGTTAATAGCAAGAAAAAATCTCGCCACATCCAAATTGGACTGAATATGGAGAATAAAAAGCAATAAAAAAGGGGAGTTGGTTATTCCAACTCCCCTCGTTATGGATTATATTACTCTAATCGAGATTAGAGAAGATTCTTAATGCTAACCTTGCGGTAGTAAGCATTAGTTCCAGCAGTGAGTGCTCCAGAAAGAGCAGCACTGTCACCCGCTGTTGCAGCAGCGAATGGATTAGCTACAAGCCCGTAACGGGTCTTGAATCCAATCTTTGGTTGGAATGAACCAGTGTCAACTGCACGAACCATTTGAAGTGGTACGTATGGGCAGTAGAACAATCCAGCGTCATATTGATTTGCGCCCTTGAATCCAGCAACTAAGAAGTTAGTGCCAAGAGGAGCAAATGGGTCGATGTATACTTTGAAACGTCCGTTGAGAACTCCAACGAAAGTGTTTCCAGTATCATCAACTGAGAGAGAATCCTTGAGAGCAGATCCGCAATCAAGAAGTCCAGCAACAGACAATGCGCTTGCAGTGTCAGCGTCACAGATGAGGATATTTCCACGTCCACGACGAGTTTCCTTAGCGATTGTGTTAGCTTCGCGCTCGATTTGAACCATCAAGCCCTTATACTTCTCAACAGACCAACGTCCGTTTGCATCAACGTCAAGGTCGAACTCTCCAGCGTTAGCAAGTCCAGGGTGTTGAGCACCTTCCTTAGCAACGTTGTAAACAGTGCGAATTACTTCACGATTGATCTCTGCAAGAATTTCAGCAGAGAGGATGTTAGCAAGCTCAGTCTCAGCATCAAGACCATGTACTGCACGAAGGTCTTGTGCAAGTTCCATTGTGTACTCAGCTTTGAGTGCACGAGTCTTAGCTTCTACCGAAATCTTATCGATAGAGAATGCCATTTCCTTGAACACAGGTGAACCAGAAGTTCCAAGTGCTTCACCAGCTGTCGAGGCAAGACCACGACCAGGTGCTGCAAAAGGATCGGTTGCATCATGCGAACCAGTTCCAGAGTGCGATGTCTTAGCTTCCTTGTAAAGAGCCTCGTCACCACTCTGAGTATCATACTTGCTACGCATAGCAAAGATGAGTCCAGTTGGAGCTTTCATTGGCTGTACACCACAGACATCAAATGCCATGAGGTTAGGAAGAGCACGACGAACGAGCGAAATAAGGACAGGATCATAAGCCTGTACATTAGCATTGCCAGTTCCGTTTGCGTCAGTTGTTTGTGTGGAAAGTCCACCGTGATTAGTTGGGCTAGCCTCAGTAATGATTCCTCGCTCCTTGCGAGCCTCATTCTCCTGATTCTCAAGAAGAACAGTTATTACCGCTCTCTTGTGTGCATCCTGCACCTCTGGCAAATCAGGGTGATTGAGCACCTTTTCCCATTTCTTTTGAAGTTGTTCAGTGAGATACATTTAAATGTCTCCTTTTAATATAATCCCTAAAACTATTTATCATTCCTATTTCTTCACCATTCGCGAAATGGTTTGAGCGTAGATGTCAGCCGCAGTTATAGTCTTTGGCTTGTCATCTTCGTGCGTCAAACCGCCTTCAGTCAATAAAGAAGCGTCAATGTCACCGGAGCTTTTAGGGGTTTTTGGAAAGTAAGTTTCCTTAATCGCCTTGAGCTTATGACCAAATGTATTTGCATTTTCGTAAGATACTCCTTCACAGAGTTCCACAAACTTTGCAGATTCAGTTACAGTCATTCCTTCAGTGAGCTTCTTGATAATAGACGATTTCTTGAGACGAATGTTCTCCTTACGAAGTTCAACACTCTTAACGAGTTCATCGTTGAGCTCCTTCTCAAGTTTCTTAATCTTATTCTCTTGCTCAGAAAGTACATTTACTTTCTCAGCTGGAACTTCAATATAATGACTCTCAAAAAGATCCTTCAATCCAACAATAAACTTTTCAGTTATTGTAGAACGAAGTGCACCTTCAACAGCCACTCTATTATCTTTCATCCACTCTTCTACAACATAGTCAAGGTATCCATCGACCTTGTTGACAAGAGTTTCTGAAATCTTTTTCTTGCTAGTTGCAAGTTTGTTGTTGTAGCTCTCAACGAGCTTCTTTTTATGTGCAGTAACACGCTTCTTGGCGGTGCGCTTAACAGCAGCTTCAAAGATAGATGATACTTTAGCTTTGAATGACTCTGGAAGTTCTTCATCCTTAGTGAGTGCATCAGCAGCTTCTTTTACTTCTTCATCTTCTTCTTCAGAGAGTTTTTCTTCATCATCTTTAGAAACAGATGCATCTTCTTCTTTTACTTCTTCAGCATCATCGTAAGACTCAGCCGCATGCTTCTTATTGTCCTCTTCTTCTTCTTCTTCTTCTTCTTCTTCAGAGAGTTCGTCTTCGTCAGCTTCTTCAGCGACAGCTTTTTCTTCTTCGTCAGACTCTTCGGACACAGCTTGTTTTTCGTCCTCGTCTTCCTCTTCCTCATCAATCTTCTTTTCGTCGTCTGTCTCAGTCTCTTCAGACTTTACAGCTCCAACGCTAGATGACGCATCGGGAGCATGAGTAGGCAAATCTGCTTCAGCACTTTCACGAATGTCTCTTAAAAACTTTGATGTAATAGCCATTGTAATTACTCCTGATTGTAAATTCCGCAATACGGCATTTTTATTTATAAAACTATTCTTCTCTCACTCTTACGAACACTTCTTCTTCCAATTTTGCACCATTGTCAAACGTAACCAAAACAGTTACTTCATAGTCGTATCCACTTTCACCACCTTCAACCACAAATCGAACTGATGTCTTATTTGGATTCAATATGGTTATAGATGGAATTGGACCACCGTCGTGTGGATTACTACTAGCAACAAAGCTGTTTGCAATCTCAACGTCATCTGGAGATCGCCGCGGCCATCTTTTTGCTGATACTTCAGCCGAAATGATCTCTTTTGCTCCTCTTGGAAGAACGTGAAGTTTTCCAAAACTAACGTCAATTGGAAGTCTCTCCGCAGGCTGCTTGATGTGTGTAATGTAGTATGAAATTCCTAAGCCTGCCATATACTATAACTTGAATATTTTGTTGTCTGTTGTTTTCCACTGAATTGATACATCGTCTAATCCAGTTGTCTGAAGTTGAGCATCAATGTGTGCAATTAATATTGAGCTAACGGCAGAACTGCCTTGTTTGTAAATAACAACAGAAGTGATCGACACCCCTGCTGGCACACCCCTAAACACGACCGGTGCAGCGTTTGCAACACCTTTTGAGGCTTCTTTGTTAGTAAGTGGAGTAGATGTCTTGTAAATTGCACTGACAGGTAGATCTGAAAGTGTTATGTGGTTTTCACGAGAGTAATCATTGCCTGTGTAAATGCTATCAACAAGTACAGCAACACGAATGTCATCGTTGATCCACGACAACTCTCCACTCAAAAATTTTTCTCGTGCACTATCGTATAAGAAATTTGCCATACTCAAATCACCATCACAAAGTATGTATGCCTACTTTTTTTCGAGTTTCCTAATAAAACTCTCAAATGCTTGCACACTTACTTCTTTGATCTTTTTTGCCGGCGCTTTTTGAATGCGTCTCTTGAGATCATTAATATCGCGCTCACAGAGTATGCCATTTTGCCATACCCATTCTTTACCTTCCATTATCCCATTAACAAACGCATCAGGCGCACTAGGGTCTGCCACAATATCGGCTGCTGTTGCAAGATAAAAATCATCTTGTACAATCTGCACATCACGCCCTTCAGTTTTAATTGAGCCCATTCCGCGAGAAGAAACGCCAAGTCGTGCCCCTTCATCAATAAGTGCTTTAACAATGTTTCCATTTGGTGTATTAAGAATCTTAGCCTTGCCAATAAAATCAGCACCCTCATGGCGAAGATCAGTAATCATGTGCGACACACGATCAAGGTTGATGGTTGGTCCTTCTGGATGACCCAACTCACCAAACGCACGTTTCTTTTGAACGTACTCAGTATTATATCTTTCAATTTCTCTCTTTAACATTTCTTCAGGATACATGCGACCATTGCGGTTTTGTATTTCCGCCTGCATGAATACGCCTTCAATAAAATAATTCTTAGGGGCATTTTCTGCACCCTCTTTAATTACTTTAATCTCTTCTGTAACTTCGCAAATGAGTTTCATGTGCTTACTTCTTTGTTGTCTTGTTAATCAAACTTTTGGCAAGCTCTTTTTCGCGCTCATGTAGTGCTCTGCGAACTTTAGAAATAAGTGCTTCCTTAATGTTCTTTTTAAGATCCGTAGCGTTTCCATTAGAAATTGACTCAAGTGCCTTTCTGATGAACGATTTTTCATTATTAGCTGCCATAGTATTCTCCTGTAGTCATATTTAGTGTTTTAATTGTCTAGTTCCAAATCAGCGAGTGGGTCGTATATCTCTAACACATTATCAATGTCCGTGTCTGATGTTGTTACATCACTTTCAGCATCAAATTGTGTGGCGCCAGGCACTGCTTGTTGCTCTTTTTGGATCTGAGCATCAATCTCACGACGGTCTTCTTCATTCTGATGAAGTACGTTTTGACGAATCCATTCTTGTGAGAAGTATTTTCCAGCAAATGAATCGACCTGTTGAAGTATCTCAAGTCTACTCTTGAAGATCTCTGCTTCTTTCAACTCTGCAAAGTGGTTATCAGTATTAAAATCAAACTTGATACCTTCACGAATTGAAGACCACTCATCTCTGTTGATGACTTTCTTGAGCACAAGTTGTTTCTGTAACAACTCATCAAACAAGTGACTAA